TATCATTTAGAGTTAGTTTTTTCATGATTCACCAGAAAAGCAAAAGCCCCATTGCGGGGCTCCAAATTAAACGGTTGCCGGGGTAAGAGTTACACCAGTTGAACGCTGTAAAGTGAACTGGTAGCCCACAATAGAATCAGCTTCAAAAGTTGGTACTGCTGGAGTTAGTGCGCCTTTAAATGACCAGAATGAACGTCCAGTTGGTAGAGCTACAGCATTTGTAGCTACTGTTGGCGGAGCGACTGAATCACTTGCACCAATATAAAATTCAAGTTCGGTACGATTTTCTGCCCATTGAATAAGCTTTAGGTGTGAGCTGTTTTCAGGGTCAAGTCGAATCGAGAGCGAACCATCACCCGGATCAGATAACCCCGGCATATAGGATTTGGATTTCGTTTCTTCAAGACAAGTTGTTTCAATTTTTGAAGTACTGTCACTTCCCAAGTCGATACCGGTTACACAGACAAGTTGCGTAATGTCGGTACCATCAAAAGCAAAGACGTTTGTCCCTTGCGTGCGTAATTCTGCCATTTGCGAGTGCTCCTCAATTTTAGGCATAAAAAAAGCCACCGAGTGGTGGCATTGGTTTGAAATTAATTGGTTATTCAAATAGACATGGCTGCATAAGTCGCTCGACCTCAGTAATTGCAGTCATTAATAAATCCCGTTTCTTGCGATAGCTTCCTAAAACACTACCTGCAAGACTTGCATCTGACTTCGCCAGATCAAGCTGAAGCGATAATTTATTGTGAATATTGTTATAGCTTTGATCTTGTGAGCGAATGAACTCTCGCGTTTCAAAGAATGCCTTCACCAAGGCCTTCTTAAATTCAATTACTCGCGGGCTGTTTCGCATAAGCGTCATCAAGAAAGTGGCCTGCTGCTCATTTAACGGAACAAACTTCACATCACCACCACCATGCTGTCCTTCTAATCTTGGTTGGATTTTAAATCTGACCAAGCCAAATTCTTGAAAATCTGGCATATAGGTACGAACTAATTTAATAATTGTGGCATGCTGAATTCCTAGACCAAGTGCAATCTGCAACGTGGTTGTCATTGGCTCGCCATTCTCAACATTGACGATCTCAATCGGCTTTAACATCGCATTCATAATTAACTCCTTTAGAGTTGTGTGGACCCGAATGCAGAATGCAGATAAAACACTCGGGCATAAAAAAAGCACCCGGTTGGGTGCTATGTGGAAATTTTAATATTAAAAAAAGCACCCGAAGGCGCTTGTTATTTATGGTTTGTAATCCAAATCAATTGATGTGCCAGTGACTTCATATCGCTTAGGCTCGCCCATTGCGCTGACGTTCTGTAAATCGATATAGACTTCACGAACAGGTAAATTATTCTCTTGCTGCCACTGAGATATTTCAGCCTGAACTACTGCAGTAATACGTTGTTCTAAATCTTGCTTTTTAGCTTCGATTTTATGAAGCATCTCAGTATATTTATTCATTGCAAATTCCCGTAGCTTGTCGTCACGACCTTTGTGTTGCTTTAACAGGTTCTGAGTATACTCGTTCACGCTACATTACCCCATCTTTGGTAATTACATCACCGATCCAAAAACCAATTCGCATCAAAGCCGCGACCAAAAATATTGGTGTCAGCAATACGTTCAAAGTGATTTGGGTGAATGTTGGTGATATAGCAGTGTGGCTCTAAGGCCTTTCGGATCGCAGCACGAATATCTGAAGCTCTTTTCTGTTGAGTGTCATAGACCACAATTTGGAATGACACATGATCAGTATTAGCTGGACAATCTAAATTATTTTCAGGATTGGCTGTTACCACTGACCAGACGGCATAAGGATAAGGTGTGCCACTTGGCGCAATATCCTCCCAGACTTTTAAAGGACTGGTGCCGAGTAAAGCTGTAACTTCAGGACTAGCTCTTAGGGTCGGAACTACGGGTAAAATGTTCATAATTTAGCGAGTTCCTTGTCGATTTCTTTATTGAAGTTTTCAGCAAAGCTATTGGTCACGGCTTGGATATTGTTTTGCAGTGCTGGGCGCATGAATGGAGTTGGTGGATTATGCACACTGCCCAGCTCGACCCAGCGCCAGTGTCTAGTGTCGCCACCGCTTGTATTAGGCGGATTTGGATTAGAAAATGAAGCACCACCGCGCACACCGACACGCATCACCACTTCATTCGGGTTTCGTGTTTTCCCTGCGGCAATTGCAATGTTTTTCCAGATCTTTTCAGTTGTTTTTGGATCATCCAAG